CCCTGTGCCGCTGAATGGCAATAATGTCGCGCCCTTGCCTGACAGCAATGACTGTTGCATCCGCGCCAAAGCGGGCGGGGTCTACGCCAATCACAATCGGGGCACTAGCGTCCTGATATTTAGGCCGCTTCATCGCCTCGTCGACCAGACTGGCTGAGATGAACTGATCGTCGCCCTCAGAGGGGAACTGACCGTACACCTCGACGTGCGCCTGACTAGAGTCAGCGCCATATTCGTCGATGATCTGCTGGTAGACCTGCTTGTCCGTCCCCTCCACGGTACGAGCGTCCACCACCTTGGTCGTCCAAAACTCTCGTTTGCTGTTGAACGCTTCGTAGAAGTACCCAGTGTTGCGCCGTGGGTTAGAGAACGCCATCCAGAAGCGGTTAGGCGTGTTCTCTGTAAAGAATCCACTCGTCACCGCCCAGATGCTGTCGTCAATACCAGACGCTTCGTCGAACACGACCAGCACACCGTCAAAATTGTGGACACCCGCGTAAGCGTCGGGGTTCTCCGCTGACCAAAGCCTGCCTTCCACGCCCCAGTAGCGCGTGCCCTTCTTAAGATCACGCTCGACCAATTCCGTGAGCCACTTGGCTGGCATCAGTCGGGTTGCTGAAACTTCAAACCAATGACTGTTGAGCGCCATCGCCAGCCACTTGGTAATCTCGGCCCATGTGACTGACCTAAGTTGCGACTCACTGTTAGCCGAAATAATGGTCGTTGAACCGATGCGCGTGGTCAACATCCAGATCGTGATCCATGACACTAGCGCAGACTTACCAATACCACGGCCAGAACTGACGGCGTGTCTCAAGGTATTAAAGTCTAGTTGGCCTTTGTTCTGGGTGATGTGGTCGGCGATATGTGTGAGGACTTCACGCTGCCATTTGCGTGGGCCTTTGAAATGCTCCAGCGGTGTGCCAGGCTGACCCCAAGGAAAGGCAAACATCACAAACGCCAAGGGGTTGTCCTTGATCGCTGGCGCCCACAGACGCGCCATGAGTTCCTGTTCGTCTTCAGCGCTGTATATGGTCGATTGCATTGACTTGGGCTTCTATGATGTTGGCGTCTTCGACTGTAAGGGCGCGTTTGGTTGCCTCAGCCAGCGCGCCAGTAATTGATATGCGCTGATCCACTTCGACAGATATGGCTTGCTTGGCCACCCAGCCGTGTTGATGTTTGAGGATTTCTAACGCTGCCTTAGCGTCGCCGTTGAGCGCGGCTTGGTGCATCACTTTGGACAACTCGATCTCGCCATCTGCTTTGCCCTTCTGCGCGGCGAGTTCCACCACGGGGTCAAGTTGCGTGAGTTGTCTGTATTCAATAGGCAGCATGCCTGCGGCTAACGCCAGTGCGTCGCCTTTGAGGCCCAGCTTGGCCGCGTCATATACCGCCTTCAAGCGTGACTCTGTTGCTTCGACCTTGCGCGGTGTAAATGGAATCGAATGGAACATGTGTTCTCCATGCTTTTTGCACGTGGTGCGAGTTTACAACAAAAAATAAAAATTCTGTAAGAAAAAAAATTGTTCGTGAACGCTACGTTTTTGCTGGCCCTATGCGCTCGGCCCTACCCCCTCCCCCTCAATGCACCTGGTCATTTTGGCCGGTCATGTGTGCCAATGTGAGTCATGGCCACAAAGCCGCGCGGCGTTTTGCAGCATGGTTTGTGAGTCATTGTGAGTCATGGTTTTGCAAGTCGCATGGCACATGTGTGAGTCATTGTGAGTCATGACTTTTTAATGACTCACAATGACTCACGCGGAAAAGTAGCAAACTTTGTGTTTTCAGTTTGTGGGTTGTTGTGGGTGCTTGTGAGCCGCTTTTCAGTCGCGGCCAAAACGGTGAACTTACACCTAACTTACAACACACATATTTTTTTTGAGTAGTTAGAAAATACAACCCACATTAACCCACAAATAGCCGCAAGGCTTATTGCATAAGGCTTTGCGCGTGAGTCATTGAGGCACGTTTTCGCTACACACACGCGACACACCTTAACCCACACTTTATGCAATTTGTGCATGAAGTGACTTTTTTGCAAAAAGGTGTTGACAATGTAAAAGAATCTGTTACGCTAGAAGCTCGCTTCGGCGAAAACAGTAAATTACAGTAAACGAAAGGCAAAACATGGAAATTCAATTTGTGACTGACCGCGACTACGGCGCGCCTCAACTGATTTCAGTATCTGTTGAGCAAACCGCGCCGACTGACTTTGATCAATTTGTTGATTTAACCGCCGTGTTTCATGACACCGCGAGACACATCAAAGGGCGCGTGTATTTGCCCATGATGAACGCGGCTTACACCGCGCAGCAGCTTCAGCGCGAAATCATGCGTTCTTACGACGCAAACCAATACACCGATATTTGAAAGGCAAACCATGAGATTCGCATTCATTCCCAAAGGCCAATACAAAATTGGCCAGATTATTCAAGTTCACGGCCGCGCCATGCGCGTTGAAAGTTTCACGCATACCGGCCGCAACTTAATTGCATGCACTTTAGACGGCGCGCCTAAGTTTGAACGCGTCGCGTGTATCTGTACTGACTCACCCTCAATTATTGGAGAAACAGCATGAAATTAACACAATGCCCTGAAACAAAACTTTGGTATGTAACTGGATACATTACCGGCCGTAAGTATTGGGGTGCAACCGCCCGCGATGCAGAACAAAACGCCGCCCTTTATTTCTACCGCTAAGGCTAAACATGAAACACACATCATTAGATATTGCAGCCGCCGTGGCCATTGGCCTACTTTTAACCGTGGGCGCCTTGGCCTACTTTGACATTCTTTGGAGCTAAAAATGTTTTATGTAACTATGACTGACAAATTTATGAGCGGCTGGGGTCACGCTCAGGGCAAAACCAACAAATTGATTATTGAATGCAACACCATTGACGAAGCCGCGCAGATTGAACGCGCCGCCCGCCGCCGGTCTGAAATGAAATATGTGAATATTTGCGCCCGCCGCCCGCGCTATGGCGCGCACGTCTTGGAATCTTGGAAAACTTACGCCGATATGACCGGCTGGAGGGCTTGAGCATGACTTACGAAGCCACAATGAACCGTTATAGAGAAATGGAACGCAACAACGGCGAGCCGCCCAAAGAAATTGACCGCGACCGGTTTTGGTACTTGTTGGAAGTGTTGCCGCCCGCCAAGTGGACGCGGCGCAACAGTAGTGAATCATTTATGGTCATTGAGTGCCAGACCGCCAACCTCTACACATGGTGCGCACGTATAGGCGAGCGCTACTACGAAATGATCGCGCCCAATGATTGCAATCACTTTGACATTCTCAACATTATCGCCACACACTTACCAGAGGAGACCACAAAATGAAAAAATATCAAGTTCAATACGTGCGCATTGAGCATCAAGTCTATTTTCTTGAGGTAGAGGCCGAAGACGAAGAACACGCCGAAAGTGTCGCGGCCATTGAGTTCACGGGCAGCGAAGACTACAAAGTAGTTCACGCCGAAGAATTCATTAACCAAGTTGACGAAGTAGAGACCACGCATGAAAACGTCTGAACGATTCGCCCTTGACGAATGGCTTTTTCAGTACCCCAAAGAGGCCAAGTTTGACGACGTGCTTTATTTGTTGTTAGACGATAACGACGAAACGGTAGTGCCTTGGCACTTGCCGGCCATGCCACGGCGCGAAGTTGCCCAAAGCATTTCAAACACTCAAGTTCACTTTGCAACCGTTACCAATGAAAGGTAAACCATGAAAACATTGACTTTTCTTTTTGAGTACTACTATCACACCGAAGACGAAGTTCACGCGGAATACGAAGACTTCGACGCGCCCACGCTAGCAGAGGCCATGGCCAAGTTTGCCATTGCATACCCTTACGGCCGCGTTATCAATCATTATGTGCAAGTCAATAAAGCAGGGGTGCCCGTATGAAAACTTATTTTTTGCGCTTTGCACATGCTTTGTTTGATACCCCTTGCCGCGAATGCGGCGAAGTGCGCGTTTTGTTTTGGCATGGCCGTTGCGCGTTTTGTGACGACGACGAAGGGCGCGTTTTATGACTTATGAAGTGCAAACCCTGACTTTTCTCAACGTATGGGAGAACACTTGGACACATGACGGCATGGAGCCGGTGCAGTTTGAAACATACGACGAAGCCGCTAAAGAATTAGCGGGTTTTCTCGACGATATGCAGCACGCCGCGAAAAATAACTTTTTAGAAGACTATAACCCCGAAGACTATAGGATTAAAAAACTATGACTCATTATGACCGCACAAAAATAACGTTTCACCGCGGCAATGCGTTCACGCCTGAGGGCATTGAGGCCGAGCCGTTCGCTACGGTGACCATTAATGACATTGTAGGCCGCGAGTTAATTGAGTCTATTTGCACGCTCATGCGTGACCACGTACACGCGGCACATGCCGATTTTTGCAATATCAAAATTTCAACCGAAGACTGGGATGTTTAATATGACTAACATGGAATACGTTACAAGCGACGATAAAGGCCGTATATACAAAGCGGCCTCTATTGAGGGCGCATTGTCTCAGGCCGTTCTATTAATTTACATCGGCGACAAATCACGGCATGAGGCCAGAGAAATCCTCAAACAAGGCAAAACCTACACGGCAACTTATGGTTTTAAATCCGTGACAATTCAACCGTCAAAAGGGGCAGCAGCATGATCGAATTTACACACTCTGGCGTCAAAGTTAAATGCAAACCTGAGCGCGCCATGCAATACCGCGCGGCCATTGACAAGCCCGCCAAGGCCAAGGCCGTCAGCGAAAAGCGCGACTATCCGAAGTGGAATCCTACAATGACCACGGGCGACTATTTGCGCGCCTATATCAAACTAAACGACCGCCGACGCATGATTGAATGCGGCCACGCATGCGCAAACTACGACGCCGTGCCCACAATGTACGACGGCAGCACGCCCGAAGTGCTAGAAGAATTAGACGCCGATTATGTGCCTACGGCTAAGGCGCGCAAAATCACGCCTAAGCAGGCCATTGTGCAAGCCCTCGACGCCCTCAAAGCCGGCGACGTAGATACGGCTCAATGTATTTTGACGGAGGCGCTGAAATGACACACCCAGTTATTGCCGAGGCGCTCGCGCCTTTTCGGCCACTCACCTACACCGAGCATTATTACATTGACTTAGGTTATCGGCATGAGTTAGGCAAGGCCGAAGAATACGAATACAAGGCGGCCATGGCCGAAGGACAAGAGGCGCGCCGCCTTATGAATCGGGGTGCTTTGGAGGCCATGTCACGATGGTGCTACTAATAGCGGTTATACTGGCCGCGCTACTGGCCATTCTCCTTGATCTGTAGCGTTGCCACACCTCACAAGCCCCTAGCAATAGGGGCTTTTTTTTTCACTTAACAAGCCTGACAAGTGAAGCTATTTTTGAGTCAGGCGGCGTTTGCACCATATCGCGCAATTCTGACTTGCCACGGTTAACCATGTCAGGCGCGGCGTAAATGTGCTTTTTAGTCGTATTTGCCCGCGACTTGAGTAAGCCCATGTCAACCCAGCCGGCCTCGCGGAACGCGTGCAGCAAAGCGGCCACGGGCAGCTTCATACCCGTAGGGGCTTGGCCAGTCAGGCGGTCACAAACCGATTGCCACGGCGCGCACATGACGCCCGACGCAAACTCACCTAAGCGGTTACGCATCATCTCAACAAGGAACGACTCAGCACCACTCATACCCGTTTCAACCATGATGGCCTTGGCCTCAGTCATGGGAGGGATAGCGCCGGCGTTGAACGCGGAGACGTCACGGGCGGCAAGCCACGCCGTCACGGCAGCAAACCCGCCTGACTTGTACCATGCCCACAAACGCGCAGACGCGTCAGCATCCATGCAAAGGGCGTCAGACCACAAGACAAACCAACGGCGGTCATTCGATGGGATAGTGATGGCCATGCGCTCATTCGAGAATGCAACCACTTGCAAACGGTTGACGGCCTCATAAGGCGCTAAACCCTTACGCTGAATTGACAAGAACTCAGGCGGGGCAGCAATCACGGGCTTCAAACTGTTCTCAAGGGCGCGGCGGTCAGCCGCTTCGGGTTGCCGCAGCTCATTGATAATCAGCACCTCACACTCTAGGTGATAGCCCCAAGGGGTTGACAAGTCCTTATTGTCTAGCTTCTTGACGTTGGCAAGCGAGTCACCGCCGACTGCCCAAAAGAACGGCGCCCACATCGTGTCCTTGCCTGAGCCTGGGTGGCCGCCATGCAGCACGGCGTGATTGATTTTCATGTTAGGGCGTTGCACCTTGAACGCCATGACGTCTAAAACGTGGTTGCGTTCCATGGCGTCGGGAATCATATGCTCAACATGATCAAGCCAAGGGGAGGCGTCAGCACCGGCGGCCACGGCAGGGCGGGCGTCACGCCAACGGTTGCCATAGACCAAACCCTCACGGGCACAAAGAATAGTTTCGCCTGGGGCATAGGTCACGCCCACCAATGTTTTCGCGCCCTTGGCTTGGCGGTTTTCATCAAAGCAGACAGACGCCTCAATCTTGCGCTTGGCGTTGTTGATTGACTTGCAATCTAGGTGACGGAACAAGGCGTTGAACGTGCCACGGCCAATTTCGCGGCGGTCTTGCATATCAAAGTAAGCGTCGTCATCTTGAATGTAAGCGAAGCGCTCCCACCAGCCATCCTTTTCAATGCGGCCTAGTTCTTTGCGCTCAACTTCGGCAACAATGGCCGCAGCCGCGTCAGGGTACGCTTCATTGGGGGTCAGTTTGGAGAGTGCCTGATCCATTGCAAACGTCAGCAATTCCTCGCGTAAACCTGGGGCATGTTTCGGGCCACCTTGGTCTGACACCCATTGCAAGAACGCATTAGAGTCAAAATCAATGCAATGGCTATGCAGGCAACGGTAAGCACGGTTTGCCGGCATGTAGCGGCCTTCAGGGTTGCCGTCTGTATGCTCCGCATTGTTGGGGCAGATCACGCCAGCCCAGCCCTCATGGTTAGGCTTGGACAGCAGCGCGCCATGGCCAGACAGCCATGCCATCACATCGTCAGCGCCATCGTCTGACAGACGGATAGGGCGCACGCCAACCGAGTCAGCAGGCGCGGGCGTCACGTTGAAAGCCGTGCAGATTTCCTCAAGCGTAAATTCACGCTTAGGCTCAAACTCGACCAGCTTCGCAGCAAAGTTGTTGCGACCAGGCTTTAAGTTGATCGAGCCGGGCAAGCGGAAGTTACGCACGGCGTTGACCGCGCCCTTGTCGGTGTAACCCGCCTCAGCAATGGACTTGATAGCGGCGGCAAAATCGGCCTTTGTGGGTTGCTCAGAGAAAGCATAGCCCCATTGAAATGAACCAGGCGAAGTTTCGATCTTCCACGTTGGCTCTAGCGGCGGTACGTTAGGGGCTTTGTCAGGGTCGCCCACGTCATCAAGCACCATGACAAGCACATATTCACAATGCGCTACGCTGGCACTTGGATAGCCGTCTTTGAAACGATCAACAATAAAGCTGGCTGTGTTGCCATAGATTGCCCAATCGGGCTTGGTGCGTGCGGTAGGCAACATAGCAGGCCATGTGCATTTGATCGCGCCATCAGGAAAAAACTGCATCTGCCCGTCTTTGAGTTGGGGCTTTTGACGCACGATTAGCGCCGTCTCACCCTTTGGGGCTAAAGAAATTAAAAAATCAAGAAAGTTCATTTGCCATACCTTTTCATAGTTTCAACTTCAGCGGCCAAGGGCAAGCCATCTGCCCATGCTGGCGCTGTACACATCACACGTTTTAAATTCTCTGCCGCTTCTGGGTCGGCTGTTTCGACAACGATTTCGTCATGCACATGAAGCACAACGTCATCGAGTTGTCTGAGGGAATGCCGGAGTAAGTCATTGGCGACCGCCT